TAAGGGGATAGAAGTTTTGCCAGTTTACTACAAAAGACAACTTGTAGAATGGCAAGATAGAGGTGAGAGTAAAGGAGCTCCAGTAGCAATACATGAAGCTACGAGCGATATTATGAGTAAAACAACTCGTGATAAATCCTACAAAGATAGATTACCTAATGGTAATTATATCGAAAACACTGCAAACCACTATATAGTTCTCTTGGGAAAAACTCCTACAACAGCTTTGATTTCTATGAAAGCTACTCAATTAAAAGTGAGTAGAAAATGGAACTCAATGATGATGGGGATTAGAATGCAAGGGGCTAAAGGTTTGTTTACTCCGCCAACATATAGCCACATTTATAAACTAAAAACTGTTCAAATGTCTAATGACAAAGGAACATGGTTTGGTTGGGATGTGACTAAAATCGGTCCAGTAGCTAACAAGTCCGTTTACGCTATCGCTAAAACTTTTGCTGAACGTGTAGGGAAAGGCGAAATACAAGCCAAACCCGAAACAGATGAAGCTAAAAGGAAAACACTAAGTTTATAAGCTCCGAGGAGTGGGGCGGGAGCGGGAGACTTAACCCGCCCTATTAACTTATTATGCAGAAAGTAAACGAACAACCGCTGGAGACGTATGTGCACTGGATAGATTCCGGTAGAATTATAGTCCCCTGCCTAAAAGGGAAACCGATTGTAAAAAATTGGCAAGCCCCAGCTTTTAAAATATCGAAAGAAGAATGGAAAAGGAAACATGAAGATTGTGCAATAGGATTACGATTAGATGATCTTATTGATTTTGATGTTGATAATGAATTAGTAAAAAAATTTATAAATAAATATATTGTTTCTAATAGTGCAATATCTGGTAGACCAACAAATCCTACAAGCCATTACTGGTGGAAGGGAGAGCTAACAAACAAAAAATTTACCTTACCAAAAGAATTTAAAAATTATTATGAGAAATTTCCACATGGCGCAACACTTTGTGAAATTAGAAGTGGGAGTGGTCAATACACAATAGTTCCAAAATCTCTGCATTCCAAAAACAAGGAGTATGTCGCATGGGAAAAATATAAAGGCATAAAAGAATATCCAGGGGATTTAAATATGGATTTAAGGAAAGTGGCTTTATCGGCTGCATTATGTATTCTCTATGCGGACCAAGGACAACGAGATGATTACTGCACAGCAATAGCTGGAGTTTTAATAAATAATACTAAATGGAGTGAAGAAGAAATTAATGACTTTGTTTATAACTTAGCTTTAGAATCTGATGATAATGAAGCTGAAGACCGAGCAAAAAAAGGAACAAGTGGACAAAAAGCCCAAAGAAATTTTGGGATACCTAAACTTGCTGAAATCATTGGATGTACTACGAAAACTGTTTCAGAGTTATTCGGTTGGATCGGAGTAGGGTATGAAATTGTACAAGACAATAGCATAATAGGAAACATCATTGAGTATGGAGAAGATAGATATTTTGTTGAAGTAAAAAAAATTGTAGACGGGAAACCAAAAATAATAAGAATAACAGTGAAAGGAACAGAGCTTAAACAAGCGCCCTTTCATGATGCTGTCATGAAGCAAGCCCAAATATGGCTTCCTAAAATGAAAAAGGACACCTTCGACAACATTATGAAGAAAAAGTTCGACGCCCGAACTCAATCAGATGAGTACGTGTCTGAAGCTGCACAAGACATGGTTTTCATTAAATATTTTGAACAGTATATTCATAAAGAACAAGCCTACACAGATAGCTCTAGTCTTTTAGAATATAAGCGTCCCCATTTTAATTTCGATAAAAATTATTTAGAATTTAATTTAAATAGTTTTGAAGATTTTTTAGTAGAAAAAAGAGTTGGCTCAGAAAGAGTAGACTTAGTTTTAAATATCCAAAGAATTTTAAAAGCAAAAAAAGTTAAAGGGAAAATTAAAGGAAAATCATGTGTACGTTGGCGTATTAATGAATATGATATTCCACGAGAAGATTTGATAATTGAAGGAGAAGCTACTGAAAGGATAACGGATGACAAAGCCTAGGTTTGTTGTAGGTCCACCAGGAACAGGAAAAACTCATATATTTTTACTAACTAAATATAGAAAATTTTTTAAACTTTATGATCCTGATAAAATTGTTTTAATTTCTCATACCAATACTGCGGTTAATGAGATTTTAGATGCAGTCATGAAAATCCCTGAAATCAAAGAGAGAGGTTATCGTAGAAAGTTTTTTGAAGATAGAATATGTACTATCCATCACTATTGTAAACGAAGACTTGTACGTAAAGAAGTATTTAATGAGCAAGATAATGAGGATTTTAAAAATTTAATCCGCCTTAATTCGGGCTTTGCACAATCTAAATATGGAGCAGATGTTTATAAAGACCATTCTTTTTTCAGATTTATTAAAGGAGCGTACGGCCACAATCGTACTCTTGAAGAACATTGGCATCATGATGACACGGATAGATTAGAATATACTCCTTACCATTTAAGACAACTTCAAGACTTAGAAGCTGTGTACAAAAAATATAAGAAAGACAATAACTTATATGATTTCGCAGATATGATTATCGGTTACAACGAACTTAAAACTGAATCTGATATTCAAGCTTTGATTGTGGATGAAGCTCAAGATACCAATCGTTCTCAGCTTAAAGCAGTTTTTAAAATGGCAAAGAATGTTAAAGATGGGCACTTCTACTTAGTAGGAGATCCAGATCAAACTATTTTTGAATGGGCTGGATCAGATGCAAAATACTTTCATGAAATTTCTACAACTCCTTGGGAAGATGAGGATACTAAAAAATTAAAAGAAGGAAAAAGATGTGGGGAAGCTATTAATAAATACTGTAAAATTATTATTGCTGATGTCTGGAAACATTTTTTATATCACAGGGAATGGTCTCCTGCAAAAGGGGTAAAGGGAAATGTTTATGGATTAAATGATCTCAGGCCTTCTTATAATTTAAAACTATTGATAGATAAAATACGTAACACAAAACAAACTTTTTTATTTTCTTACAGAGGAAAACCAAGTGATCAACGATTCAAACAATTTTTTGAAGCATATGGAATAGAGTACGCTCATATGAATAGTTCTGCTCATGTCTCTCTTAAAGAATTAAAAGCACATGATGAATGGGCAAGCTTTACTGAAGGAGCTCCAAAAAGTTTAAAACAAATAAAAGATTTTTGGTGTTACCTGGGCAGTAAGGCTATTGTACACGGGAAAGGACTCTTTAAATTTGAAGACTGGATCCATAAAGATTACACCATAGACGCATTGATTGAAGCTAAACTTTTAAAATCTACAGCCAAAGAAGTTAAATTTTTTGATTTATTAAGAAAACGTGCAAAAGGGTTGGATGCTAAACAACACGAACGAAGAATGCTCTACATTAGAAAGATTCTAAAGAATGGATTTGACTTCGATGGAACCATTAGAGTTAGATATGGAAGTATTCATAAAGTTAAAGGAACTACTTTTGATAATGTAATAGGGGATTTAAGTATTTTTAGACGTAAACCTGAACGTTTATTTGTACAAAAAAGATTAAAGTATGTCATGTTTAGTAGAGGAATTTATGATGCATGGGTACTACGATCAGAAACAGGAAAGGAGTTAGGAAATTATGGGAACATACGATAAACAAATTGGGGGATACCATTACTTAGGATTTAAAATTCAACCTAGTGAGTTTGCTAATAAAAATAATTTGCCCTTCGCTGAAGGGAATGCTATAAAATACATCTGCAGACATAAATACAAGGGAAAGAAGGAAGATCTAAGGAAAGCAAAGCATTATATTGATATGATTATTGAAAGAGATTATCCCGACACACCAGAAACAAAAGCTTTACCTAAAGGGTTTACTCTTACACCTTCAAAGGGTGATAAGTAATGTGTACGGCACCTAGGGTGGAAGATTTAGATCTAACTGGTGTTAACATAGTTGCAGTAGACTTAGAAACTCATGACCCTGAATTAAAAACAAAAGGATCAGGCGCTGTAAGAGGGATAGGAAAAGTTTGCGGTATTGGCGTATGCACCGGAAAACAAACATGTTATTTTCCAATTCGTCATAAAAATTCTGATAAATTAGCTCCTAAAGAAACTTGGGAAAAATTAAATAAAGTATTATTTCAAAACCCTAATATTAAAAAAGTATTTCATAACGCCATGTATGACGTTTGTTGGATACGTGCGGAAACGGGCCTAATGCCCAGAGGAGAATTATTAGACACCATGATTGCAGCTGCAGTCATAGATGAAAATAGAATGCGATATACTTTAGATTCAGTAAGTAAAGACTATTTAACCGAATCTAAATATAAATATGATCTTCAAACAAAATCTTTAAAAGAGCACGGGATTAAGGATCCTCTTAACAATATGCATAAACTTCCTTATAGTTTAGTTAAAGACTATGCTGAACAAGATGTTAGATTAACTTTGAAACTATGGAAAGTATTTGAACCAAAATTAAAAGAAACTATATTTGTGAATCCTGAGGGAGAAAAGAAAAGTTTACAAAAAATATTTCAACTTGAAACTGAATTATTTCCGTGCCTTGTGGATATGAAATTTAAAGGGGTTCGCGTAGACGTTGAAAAAGCGAAACAATTTGGCAACGAATTAGAAACAGAACGAGATCAGCTTATAAAAGATATCCACACAGAAACTAAAATCAAAGTAGAAATATGGGCCTCAGCTTCCATTAAAAAACTTTTAGATCAACAAAAGATTACCGATTATAAAAAGACTCCCAAATCAGGAATGCCTCAACTTCCTAAACAATACTTAAGAACTCATAAAAATAAATATCTTCGTATGATTGCTAGAGCCAGAGAATGTGACAAAGCTAAAAATGCATTTGTCGAAGGTCTATTAAGTTTCGTACATAAAGGTAGAATTCATGCTGATATAAATCAAATCCGATCGGACCAGGGTGGAACTGTGACAGGGAGATTCTCTATGAGTAATCCTAACCTTCAACAGGTTCCGGCTAAAGGGGAAATTGGAAAAAGAATCAGAGAAATATTTATTCCT